TGGATTGTCTAATTGATGGGATGTTGATAGATGTTAAGACAGCTTCACCCTTTGGATTTAAGAAGTTTAAAGAAGGTAACCTTAGAAACGATGACCCCTTTGGTTATATCGACCAACTACGAGGCTATGCTGAGTCCCTAGGACACGATGAAGGTGGATGGTTAGTAATTGATAAGGTAGGTGGACATCTATGTACTCACTTAGAGAGCTTCAAGTACGATGATTCTATCCGAGACCGTATCGATTACCTGAAATGTATGGTGAAGGATGAGCAAATCCCAGAGCAATGCTTCGATACTGTACCTGAAGGTAAGTCAGGGAACATGAAGTTAGCTATGGAGTGTAGTTACTGTATATATAAGAAGCATTGTTTCCCAGATGTTAAGGTGTTTGCCTACTCAACTGGACCTAGGTTCTTAGCTGATGTACAGAACTACCCTAAGGTGCCTGAGATTTATGATTACTTTGATGAGAAGTAGCTATGAATTTACTAACCCCTGTAAGATACGGTAAAGATGGACCTCTCTTTGATAGCGGTAATATAATGAAAATGGCACTAAATGATATCAACAATGGAATTAATTATTTCAAAAGAAGGAGTAAGAAGATGACAACAGAAGTAGAAGAAGCTAACACTATGATTAACAACTCTGTAGATAACTTAAGTAAGAACATAGACCGTTTAAACGATAAAGAGAGTGAGTTTATAAGTAATGCTAAGCGTATATCAACAGGGATTCGTAAGAACTCTGAATCATTAGCTACTGGTATAGGGCGTATTAAAAGCGCCGCTAGTTTAGATGAATTAGAGAAATATACCTTAATACTTGAAAGGTTCACAGGCGCTTTAGAGAAGCTAGAACTTATTCAACAACAAGGTAAGCTAGATAAAATAACACAAGCTCTAAAATAATGGTATAGTAAGAACTTTCGGGGGAGAGTAAAGTGAAAGTAACCTTTAATTTAGCACCAGTCGTAGCATCAAGACCTAGAGTAACCAGATGGAGTACCTTCTTTCCTAAGAAGTACACCGCCTTCAAGGTTGCTATGACTAAGTTAACTGAGAATATTATCTTCACACCAACTAAACAACTTATCTATGTACAAGTTACATTCTATGTAGCTATGCCTAAATCTTGGTCTAAGAAGAAGAAGCTAGAGAAGAATGGTAAACCATGTGACAATAACTGTGACATAGACAACTACATCAAAGCTATTCTTGATTCACTTGAAGGTGTGTACTACGAGAATGACAAGCAGATAGCTATGATTAAAGCTATGAAGTATTACTCAGCCACTCCCCGTATTGAATATCAACAAACGGAGATAGTAAATGAATAAGAAAGAGATATGCGAAGCATTAGCAGAAGATTACGCAGACAAGGTAGCTAAGTCAGGGGGTAACTATGATGATGCCTACACCCATTACTTAGAAAGGTGTAACACCCGTAACGAAAAAGACCTGATGTCTCAATATAAAACAGCAGGTCTGGATTCGTCTGGATTTAAGTGGGTCTAGTACATTATGAGTTCCACATAGCCCAGCCACCTGTAGGGTCAGGGTCATCATTATAGGCACGGGCTATCTCTTGCTCATGTGCCTCTCGCTCATCCGCCTCTCTTCTCATAACATCGTACATCCCTTCTAGGTCCCGTTCAGCAGGGCTTAGTTGTAACTCTCTAACTTCTGAAGGGACTGGGATATTATTATCCTCTAACTTAGTAATTAAATCATCAAATAACTGGAACTTCTGAGCATATAACGCGTCAAGGTCTGCTACATCATCTGGACTAATCTCTTGATTTAATGTTAACTCCTGAACATAAACCTCTTGGTCCTCAATTTTATTCTCTATCTCATCAATCTGTTTCTTAACATCATCAATGTAGTTCTGAATATCAGGAGCTACTGCTTCCTGAACACCTTTAGTCTGAATATCTTCAGGCATAAAGTCACCTTGTGAGTTACGATTACCAGTTAAACCTCTTGATTGTTTCTTAGCTGCCTTAGCAGCCTTAGTTAAACCTCTTGCTATACTCATTACATTCTCCTTTAATTAAACCAACTAGACCAATCTAACTCTTTAGCTGGTGCTTTCTTTAACTCTGCATCTGACCAAGCATCACCTGTACCCATCTCATGAGTGTCCCAGTAAGGGTCATCATTGTTAACAGTCCAGAAGTTCTGTCCTTCTCTCTTATGATAACCATATTGGTTACCCATAGTCTCAGGTTCTTCAGCCTCAGTCTTAACAATACGACCATCTTCTTGACCAAACTGTTCAGTCTTACCAGAGGTTGACTTCTTACGCATTTGACGTTGTAAGAAACCATCAGGGTCATTCATCTGTTTAATCATTGCTCTATTATTAGCTTCATTATTAAAGCCAGTTTCTTCAGAGTATATCTCAGGTCTTCCTAAATCTACCTTCTCGAAGTCACCATCTTTATTTCTATTACCCATAAGACCAATACCTGTTGCAACGGCAGCAGTAGTTCCTGCTTTAACTGCTCTGTCCTTTGTAACTTTATCAGACATAGACTTATATCTATCAGCTGTCTTATTAGCAACAGATGGTCGTAAGTTAGAATCTTTAAGAGTTCTTGAAGCACCTTTAACAACTGGACCTTCAACACCACGATTAGCTTTCTGATTAGCTTTAAGAGACTTACTAGCAAGGACTTTATTAGCTAACTTCTTAGCACCTTCTTTAAACATACCACCTTTACCACCACCTGCCATACCTATAAGCATAGGGTCAATATTACCTGAAGTATCAATAGTAACTACATCTCTACCAGGTCCTTCATACTCAGGATTAATACCTGCTAATTGGAAGTCAGGGTCATTCATGTCAACCATACTACTATCAACACCTTCAGTAGGAGTACCGCCTCGTTGTTCTTTATAATACTCAATCATGTCATTGATTTCGTAATCATCTATTAGGTCTGCTTCAGAGATACCAAACTCTTCTGATGTCGCCTTTAAATCATTATTCTCTAGGAAGTCAATTATCTCATCCCTTAATATATCACTTATCTCACCTCGCACTGCGCCTGCCTCATTGTTAAGAACTGCGTTACTTGCTCCACCGTATGCCATGTTATTTCTCCGTTTAATTAATTAATTATAATTCAAAGTCTCTCTTTATATATTTACTATAGTCTATATCATCATCGTAATAAGTACCATACTGCGGGAATCCGAAGAATCCTGTTACTGTTCTTTCTAATCTCTCTGAAGCAGATAATTGGTCATCTACTAAAGGCTTCATAGAAATAGGAATAGCCTTACCCAATATCCACTTAGTATAATGAGTGGTACCATCAGGGTCTGTAATAGCAGGTCCCATAGGGAAGCCTTTCTTAAGAGAGAACCATTGTTTGTTATACATACCTTCCATCACTGACTTAGGAACAATAGACATCTTGTTTAATAAAGTATGTCTTGGATGTTTTAACCAATGATAAGGCTCTGAAATCTGTTTAGAGATAACCATAGATTCACCTCCTCCTAATTCCATCTTACCTGAGTCTTCTCCAAACCAGAACTCGAATAGACCATCAGCAGTAGGCTCAGGGTTCTCCCATAAGGCATTGTTAACCTGCATCATTCCCCACCACATACCAGAAGTAATAGCTCCAGCTTTAGCTGTATACGCAGCGTACATCTTAAATGCCATAGATAACTCTCTACCTTCCTTAGACTTCCAAGCTGCAGTATCTCCCTTATGTAGGGATTTAAGGAAACCTTCACTATACTTCTTACCATGAAAGAACATATTACCTACAATTCTTAAGTTAGATATAGTCCAGTCAGGTGCAAACAAGCCAAGGTTTAACCATCTACGTTTATTAGCAGGTACAAGTCCAGCTAGTTTATCAGCTAAGATACCTCTTATCTTCGTAGGATTGTTTTGAGCATAAGTGTATAAAGAAGTACCAAAGTCGTTCCAATCTAAACCACCATAAGCATCATTAGCATATCTTGCAGATAACTTACCTATAGCTTCTTCTGATAACCTTTGAGACTCAGGTAGCTTTAAGTTCTCGTCTAGTAACTTATGTTTCTTTTGAATGTAAGTAGCTAGTTTAAATCTATCGTGTAATTGTTCCCAAGTAATATGGTCAATCTTATCAAAACCTTTACCTAATGTCTGACCTAATAAGCCACCCTTCTCTAATAATTTAGATACATCATCAAAACCAGGGTTAACTAAATCAGAAGACTTAACATTAATAATACCTAGACCATCTTTAATAGCCTCTAAAGCAAACTCTTTAAACTGACCAGTACCTAACTTAAGGTCTGCTAATGTTACTTCTTTTTGACCAATCACTTTACCTGTCTCAGGGTCTGTAACATTAATCTTTCTACCTAAACCTTTAATAGCTCCTGTTACCCCTAAGGAGTACATAGATGATAAAACAAGTGCTTGAGCGTGGAACAATGAACCAAATACGAAGATTCTCTTAAGTCCGTTGTTGAGCTTAAGGATGCCTTCTTTAACATCAGATAAACCACCTCTACGTATTAAGACGAAATGCTCATTCATCATAGGTTTAATATCAGAGTGAGCAACAAACCCCTTTAACGTAGGATGTTCAAACTCAGTGTAGTGTAATTCTTCTTGATTAGATAAACCACCGTGCTTAGCTTTAGTTGTAATTAAACTCTTATAAGCATCTTTAGACATTAAGGCAGGTAACATCCTACCACCTGAAGAGCTTAAATCAAACTGTTGCATAGAGTTAATTAAGTTCTTACCGTAGATAGTTCTTGTCATAGCTCTAGTGTAAGTATCTAAAGCTCTAACAGGGTCGGCAATAAGCTCAGGATGTTTAGCTTGAAGTTCCTCAATAGTACCCATCATCGTTCTCTGAGTACCACTCTTACTTTCCTTAAGGTAAACATTAATTAAGCTTTGTAACTTCTCTTCTGATATGTCTACATCAAATAAGTGAGGGAAGTAGTTATTAAGAAAATGACCTTGCTTGTCTTTATTAATAATCTTACCGAACCTAATCTGAGTAACATCACCTTTATCTTTTAAAACTCCAGACTTAACAGCTTCAGTTCCTATCTCATCTAAGAGAGTCCTAACGCTGTTTCTAACTTCTATTTGCTTCTTAGTTAAGCCTTTGGTAGTCCCTTCCTCTAATGATTTAATTAAAGCTAATCCTAAAGAAGGTGTATTGAATGTTTCTTTAACGTCTTCTAGTAACCATTGCATCTGAACTTCTAAAGCTTTAGATTCAGCAGAGAATCTCTCAATATCTTTAGACATAGCTACCTTAGCTTTCATAGCTGAAGCCTTCAAGGCAGTTGAAGTAATAGCTTTATAAGCAGCAGGTCCACCTAGTACAGCTCCTACTCCTAAAGCAACACCAGATAACTTCTCATTCTCTGCAGCTAAGCCATAACCCGCAGCAGCTCCTAAGCCTAATGATGTCTTAGGATGCTTCTTAATAAAGTCAGCAATAGGTGTAGTAGCAGGCTCAGGTAATGTTTCTTCTGTTGGTTCTTCTGCAGACTGTCTAGCTTTTCTTATACGCTCAGCCTCTAGTTCTTCAGGTGTTAATTGAGTAGCTTCATCTATCTGCTTCATAGAGTTAGGATTAGCTCTCTCAGCATCTATCTTATTTAACTCATTCAAAGCCATAGTCCACGACATTCTTTCAATATCTTTAGGAATAGGCTTACCTTTACTTTGAGCGTCCATAATCAAGACACCTTTAGCTTTCTCATGTGCTAATCCAAACATACGGAAAGTATCAAGATTCTTTAAGTTCTGAATGTCTCTACCTCTAATGTAACTAGCAGGGACACCTCTGAACTTACCATCTGTCTTCAAAGCTTCATCAAGTTGCTGTAACATGCCTTTATGAGTTTTCTTTAACAGCATCTCATTGACAATAGTCTTAACCTTACCTTCAAAGTCCGTAGTGATAAAAGGAGAATCATTTATATCATCATTAACATGACCTGAGATACTCTTAATCTCATGCTCTACTTCAGGATAGATAGAGGTTTCTTTAGCTATTGCAGATACTCTGTCACTATCAGTAGTCTCTAAGACTTTCTCTACTTGTTTAATAGCACTTACTTCTCTAGGAGTCTTAGGTTGTACAGCAGGAGCTACTGTTTCTACTTCTGAAGCTACTGCTTTAGACTTAGGTCCTTTAAGCATTAAAGCTGCTCCACCTAATAGACCAAAAGTACCACCGAACTTAGCACCTAAAGCGACATCTGCTCCTTTTACTTCGCCTTGCTCCAGCCAAGAATAAGCACCCTCATACGCAGCGCCTAATCCAGCACCCGCTGCTGAGCCTGTACCTAATTTAGATAATCCTCTTAATACCTTAGGTTCTATCTTATTAAGTTTAGCATTAACTTTAGCTACTAAGGTAGCCATGTCTAAACCCTTATGTGCAATACCTAGTATCTTAGCTACACCTAGTAAAGGTAGCTCTTTAATAACATCAGCAGTAATAGCACCTGCTGCAAAAGAAGGATTCTCTGCAAATAACCCTAATAAGTCACTTAAGTTACCTTCTTCATCAACATCAATACCCCATCTGTCATTGAAGGATTTACCGTTTACATCTATAACAGCATCTAAATCACCATCGAAGTTATCATAAACAAAAGATAAGTCTTCCTCTAGTAAAGCTCTTCTACCTACAGCTTCTGAATAACTATCTTGTTCTTGTTTAGTTAAACGTCTAGTTTTAGCTATATTATCGTAAGCTGCAATAATGTCTTTTAATTGGTTGTAACCTAAATCTACAGCATTTCTTTGAATGAACCACTCTTTCTGAGAGTCTTCATCATATAGCTTACTAAGTAATAAACCAGGAAGACCAGCCGTAGCCCAAGCTTGCCTACCTTCATCTGTACTTAAATCTTGACCACCTGTGAAACCCTCATTAAAGTCTAACGACTTATCACGTCTAGCTTCATCAAGCTGCTTTTGAGCAGCCATAACCTCAGGGTCATAATTGTATGCTAAAGGGTCAAACATTATTTAAACAAGTTGGAAATAGGTTGATTAATGTACTTGTTAATAGCATCACTAACATCTTTACCTAGTACATCATGCTGTAGTTCACCTGCAATGATATAGTCTAAGACTGTTTTGCCTGACTCTCCTAGAGCTTCCACACCAGCTCCTACAGGCTTATTAACATAAGTATCGACTAGGGAAGGGTTACTATCTCCTTTAGGTGTAGAAGGAGGAGTCTGTACTTTTTCAGGGTATTCTTTAAAGCTTGTAACATTACTCCCTATTGGAGCATAACCAGCTTGAATATCTTCTAAACTCTTATACTTATTAAGAGACATCCAATCTTTCCTCTCTTGTTGCAGTAAAGCCTTCAAAGCTGATTTCTTACTAGCTCGTTCACCAGTTTTAATAGTACCTGCGGCTACTAAGTTATCTAAGTAATTAGAAAACTCAGCGAAAGTAGAGATACCTTCAACATTTATAGCGTCTTTAACGAAATTACTGATAAGATTAGGTTCTACTTGAGTTCTAAAGTAAGTAGTCTTCTCAGGGATACCTCTCATGCCTTTAACTTCTAATTCAGATTTCTCAAAGTCTATGTTCTTCTGATTAAGTTCTTCCCATCTAACAGGGTCAATCTGTCTAATCTGGTCTAAAGCCGCCCTACGTCCCTCAGGAGTAGAGTAATCAGCATCTTGTAAGATAGAACCAATAACCTCTTCCTTATTCTGAAGACCAAGCATACCTCTAAAACCTGTACCTAATGTATCCATAGAAGGTTGTAAGTCTGCCTGACTTAAATAAAACATACCATCTGGTGTAAATGCCATAATATTCTCCTACCTTAAATTAAAGCCAGCCATAGGTGCTTGGCCATATAACATACCACCAGTAGTAGCGCCTGTAGTAGATGTACCAAAGGTAGGGAAATAACCTGAACCCATGAAACCACCACCATTAGGTTGTCGTATTAAACCACTGAACTGGTTAGCCATACCTAAAGCCGAACTAGCTTGGGATGCACCTCGAGCTTGAGCAGCTTGAGCTGATAACTGAGCAGCTGTTCCTGCAATAGAACTCATGCCAGTACCAATACCTCTACCTGTCTCAGCATACTTCTGAGGCATCTGACCAATAGTCTCAGCCATACCTAAATCAGTAGCTGCTCTACCTCTATAAGTATCAATCAGACCTTGAGCCTTCTCTAAACCACCATACTGTGCTTGTAAATCTACTTGAGCTTGAGCCTTACGTAGAGCTTCTATCTGAGCAGCTCCACCACTTGAACCAAACATACCTTGGCCTAGTAATCTCTTCTCTAAATCTAATCTATCTTTCTCTTGGTCAGGTGCATAAAGAGCCTTCTGCTGTTCATAGAACTTCTGACCAGCTGCATAAGGGTCTGCTTCCATACCAGCAATATAACCACGTTGGTCTTTAGCTCCCTGCATAGCAAGGTCATACTCAGACTGCCAAGGTTGAGATAAAGACATATCAAGCTGTCTGCCTTCTTCATCATATTCAGCTTCACCGAAGGCACCTTTGACATCCCAAGGTAATGACCTTTGGTAAGCTAGCTCAGCCTCCCTTGAAGCTGCATCCGAAGCTGCTGCTTGTGACTTCCTTGCACTTCTTTGACCAAGTAAACTAATACCTCCGCCTATGGCACTTCCTATATCAGGCATGACTTACCTCCTTCTTTAATTCATCCACACTCTCGATGTAACTTCTCCAAATACTTACTGACATATCTCTACCCCATTGACGACCACCTATCAAGGTAGCACATAAAACAAATAGTTGATAGAGTTCAGCTCTCAGCATATAAGCTTTATCAACATCATTAACTTCTTTCTCTTTCTCAAAGACATTAGCTGTATGCCACTTGAGTATTATATTCTGCATCATAGGAGCTATATCTCTTTGATTAACTGCATAGAAGGGATTCATTGGCATATCTACCATTAAGAATGTAAACACATCATTAATCTCTTCATCCTTTAATTCATTATCTTTATCAATTAAGTCATCCCATAAGTGAATAGCTTTAATCATATCTAAACAAAACACTATAGCATTAGAGTTTCCTATTAACCAGTAGTTAAGGTTCTCTTTAAATGTAGGTAATTGTTCATCTAGGTCTTTCATTTAAGCTGTTCTCTTCCACATATATACAGTGATATATGGGTTCATAATGCTGTGTGATGAACCACTACCCGTAGACGAAGTAGTCATACTTTGACTAGCTCCCGTGCCTGATGCGTAAGTGTTATTAGCGCCTAGTAAGTTAGTACCATAATCATTACCACCAGAGTATTCACCAGCCGCCCAGTTATGATTATGTGACGGCATTTCAGCTGTTGTTAATGTATGTGTTTTAGCACCACCAGTTTCTTCAACAGTATCAAAGTCTGTATCACCAGTATCAACACCCATTATCATTTTACCTGCTGCAAATGAGACCCATGTAGTGCCACCGATAACCGCTACAACGGCTGCTGAATTAGCATAAGCGGTAACAGTAGTAAAAATAGCTCCTACTGGATAAACAGCTGACAAATCAACTGCTGCAACTGCTGTAGTTACGTATGCTGTAGTGGCTACCTGTGTAGTGTTAGTTCCAGCTGTAGCTGTAGTAGCACTAAACGATTCAGTGGCTGAACCATTGACATCAGCCTTTGTATTAACAGCGGTTTGAACAGTTGTAAATTCTGTATTAAAGTCTGCACCTGATATTACTTTAGCTGAGTCTGAATCCGATAAGGCATCCTTACCAGACCATGCAACGGCAATAGTATAATTACTCATCGTATTTTTCCTTCTTTATATAATAATGTTAAGTCTTGTAATGAAGCTGTATAACCAGCCGTCTCAGCACTCATTTCTAATTGTAAGAACTTAGCGCTTCCTGATAAAGGTATATTGTATTCTCTTAAACCATAGATAGGGGCATACTTAGCAGCACCAAATAATGATGTAGAAGCTCCCCATAAAGCAGAAGTACCTGATGATGTAGGATTAAGTGTAAAGCCAAGTGAAAGTGAAGGTGTAACACTAAAGTCTTTGTACCATTGTAAGCCGACATTAGTTCCTGGTCCACCGCTGATAACTGCTTTAAGTTTCTTTAATAAAGAAGCTATAACTGAATTACCTAAGTCAATCCATATAGTTTTAAACTTACCGTTATAAGGAATTGAAGTATAAGTACCACCGCTTACATAAGTTTTATCATAGTAGCCTTCATAGGTAGCAATAGAGCCTGCTTCCTGACCAACCAAGAAGCCTTGAGTTGCAGAGTAGAACAAAGAAGTCGGAGACCTCTCACCTGAGAAAGACCAAGTAGTAATACGAGGAGCATCATTAGGTGTCTTATGTTTAATGTCAAAGACATAAGTAATACCTAGAGTAACAAAAGTAACAACCAGTACACCTTCACTTTCAATATAAACAGACTTAATATTACTATCAGAAGCAATGTTTCTAACGATAGTATCTTTAATGTTTAGAGATAGGTCTGTTAAAGGTAGCTTATCTTTCTCAGTAGTTCTGAATAATGAACGTAAGCCAGTATCTGACATGAACATTAAGTCATCACCTACAGCAACAACAGAATCTCTTGACACACAACCAACACCACGGATAACTTCATCTAACACCATAGTAGAGGGGTCAGTAGGTCCATTATAGATAACAATGTTATGTCTTCCAAAGATGACTAACTTACCATAGAAAGGAGCGACAGATACAATCTCATCACTATCCCATACTGTATGTAAATCAATATAACCAGCAGCACCCGAACCCCACTTATGAGCGTTCAATGTATCTGAATATAAAAGAGTTCCTTTGTCTTGCGCACAGCCACCAACCCACATTCTTCCGTAGAACGCCATGCCACAGCTTGGATTCATTACAGTAATAAGAGAAGCAGCTGTAGCGTTATAACCAGATGTTGAGCTAATAGGAAGCCAAGTACCAGAATCAAACTCCATCATCTCATGAGCAGCTTGCATACAATAAAGCTCATCTCTAAGAGGAGATATCTCCCAATCAGAAGCAGTCCCACTAGGAACAGCATAAACATTTGTCCAAGGAGCGTCAGGTGTTGTAAAGTCAACCGTGTACATATTAGTACCTACACCTGCTACAACTACACCAGCTTCATTCTCACCTATAGAACCAATAGGTAACGTAGTAGCTAAGACTTTCTGCTTAAATCCTTTTCTAAAAGAGATACGACCTGACTCTCTAAGTACAATATTCTCAGCAGCAGTTAGCCAACTAGAATCTAAAGTAGTAGGATTTGATTGAGTATTAAGCCCATTAACACCAATGTTGTTAAGTGGCTTATATGATAATTGCTTAGCCATTAACGGTTATTATGTTGATAATTACTTGAAACGTACCAATCAGTTTCATACTCAGTGTTACCACTATCTACCATAACAGCTTGAGATAAAGATTGAGCAACTTCAGCAGCAACTACACTAGTTTGTGTACCACCGTCTTCACCACGCTCAGCAATAGCTCTAGCCCACGCACCTAAGATAACAGGTTTATCTGGTAACTTAAGTGAAGTAGAAGCAGTCTTCAACTCATCCTGATACTTAACCATATCGAATGAAAGAGTATGAACAGCTGAAGGTATAGGCTCTAAGTCAATCTTTAGATTGTTAGAAGAGTCAGAACCTCTGAATGAATAGTATAAAGGGTAGCCATTAGCGGTAGTAGGATACATAACAGAGTTCATGTACTGCCTAGACACTTGAGTTAGACGTTGACCGTCTGTTTGATTAACAACATCAAGTATCTTAATCTCTTGACCTGAAGCTAAGTTATAGTTTCTAGTACCAGCTACAGTTGAAATATCTACAGTTTCACGTAGGATTAACCAGTCGTGATATGATTCGATGTTACGTTTAGAGTCGTTAATCAGTGAGCCAATAACCTTTTGATAGTCAGTTACTGTTGTACTATCATTGATATTACCCGACCAATCGGTAGCAATGGTGTCTTCTCTCAACCTGATTAGGACTTCATTAATAAGTTCTCTAAAGGTCATAAGGTTCTCCGTTTAGTGCATTATAATACAATTTATGTAGTTAAATCAATTACTTAGCAGTCTTTTTCTTAACTGGCTTCTTCTTAGCGGTAGTACCTTTAAGTTCTACCTTTACTTCTACTTTCTTATTTGTAACTTCTACGTTATATTTCAACATCTTATTACTCCTTAGTTATTAATTAGGTTTCGGGCATCTACAGTCACAGGGCTTTTCAGCACCTATAACCATCATAGAACCCATTGTCATAGCTTGTTGAGGCATTGCCATTATTTGATTAAAGAATGCTAGTGATGCTAACGATAAAGTTACACCTACTGCAAATACGATAATACATTTACTAATCTTGTTTATCATTCTTGGTAGTCTCCCTAAAGAATACTCTCTCAGCGTGTTCAGCCTTCTTGCCAATGTTAAAGCTACTTACGGGTCTGTGGTAGCCCATAACACGAGTCCATACTTCACACTTTTGTCTTTCAGAATTATTCATTACTTAACTTCCTTGTTATTGTTACTTAACATTAAAACCTCTGTAACCCTATCTACTAAAGCATTTGTTTCTTGACTGCTTCTTGACTACATAACATAGGTTAATTATCTACGTCCTCTTTGCAGCTTGTGTACCGACATAAAACTCTACTATCATAGCAGCCCACTCAAATATCTCATTGAACTTCAGCATACCTTTGACTGTTACATACTCAATCTCATCAGGTGTTATCTGTATCCCTAGTAAACTAAAACCCTCACGTACAGTTGGTATCACTGTGTCCACATTAAAGGCTACAGGAGCTACTAAAGTGAAAACAATGAGACCTAGTATCACAAAGAAGATAACTCGTCTGTTAAGGGCAGCATAAGGACTCTCTTTAG